GCCCACAAGTTGTAAGGTTTCCGGGTACACGGATACACTGCCAGGGTATTACATGGCCTGTTGTATCGGTGGTCAGATCGGGCAGCTCCCGAGCCAACAGAGCCTGACCAAGGCTTCTTTGTCTGGGATTTCAAGCTTGGGGAATATCGGGTATTTTAATAACGAGCAGCTAAACACCATTGCATCTGGTGGCACTTTTATTGTCACCCAGGCCAATGAGAGTGCGGTTCCAATTATCCGGCATCAGTTGACAACCAACATGACCACAATCGAGTTCAAGGAGCTGAGCTTCGTGAAGAACTTCGACTGGGTGGCGTTGGCTTTGAAACGATCTCTGGATGGTTTTGTCGGGGTGTACAACATCACGGCACGGAACTTGGGTATCCTAGGTACGGTTCTGAAAGCCAATCTGGAAAGCATGAAAGCAGACCAGCAGGCAGTCATCGGGGCTCCGATCATCGATTACAACATCGTCAGCATCACTCAGCTCGAAGCTCAGAGGGACCGGGTCGAGATCTATGTTGAGATCCTGTTCCCGTATGTAATGAACTATATCGGCCTGCATATCGTAAGCCAGTAAGAAGTAACCAACAAACAACATAGATGAGGTCCTGAAAGGGGCCTCTTTTCAGGAGATGATATATGGCTTATAATATAGTGGAATTAAACGGGATAGCTCCGACTACGGATCTTAATTCCTGGATATCGAAGTATAGTGATGTCCACATGGAATATTCACATGACCAATCTATGCTCACCCTGGCGACTCCGGATGATGCATTGCTTGTAGTTGGACCCCCCAGATTTATACAATTGGATGGAACCAACCTGACAGTGGTAGGATTCCTGCATAATATCAACTATAATGAGACTGCCCAGGTGCAACCTATGAAAGCCATCGGGTCCCGCCGGCATCTGTTTTCAAGAACCAATGCGCCTGTCCAGGGAACCATCATGCGTATGATGATCCTGGGTAAGAACCTTGCAAAGGTGTTGTACAGCCAGACGGACCTGTCCGAGTTCTCCAATTCAGTAAGCAAGTGGGGGAGTCAAGACTCAGAGAGTGCCTCTATGTGGTATAGCAACCTGGAAGAGGATATTTTCCGGATTCCGTTTGGTCTTGGGGTAATTTACAGCTCTCCGGCAAACAGGATTGATGTAGGGGAAGGGACCATTATTGGTGCCGAGTATATTGAAGCGTGCACCCTCATCAGCAAACAAAGCAGCATTCAGGCAGGCCAGGCCATGATCATGGAAAATGTTTCTTTCATGGCGGATCGGGTCATGCCTTGGACGACTGAATATAATACTGGATTGCTTGCAGACACTTCAAACCCGCTTGCATAAACCGAAGTAGTACAGCCCTCGCACCGCTTCTTTCTCCCTTTCCTCCCGGTGCGGGGGTTTTCTCCTTTCTGATATTCTTCCTTCACCATATCCGCCTTAACCTCCATTATTTATTATCCATTGCTCCCAGGAACCCAATTGGGCCACCGCATAACCAGATAATAAATAACCAATGATCACCAAAAAAACCACGCTTGATAAATTCACAGGGCCTTCCACCCTATTACCCAAGTTCCTGTTTGGTACCGTGATTGATACCAATCCTGCGGCATTCACAGTTGATGCCATCATAGATGGGGTCGGGGTGTTACAGGGTATCCCTATTCTGAATATGCATGGGTCCGGGTTCAACCGGGACGTTACCATCTTGCAGAACTACCGGGCGGCCCATGTCATGATCGCCAACTTCGGGGCGGATTCCTATGTGATCGGAACTGTACCCCAACGCAATGAAGATGGAACCGCTTTAAATTCGGATTATTCCATTCCGGTTGGTGAGTCAGGGTACGGTGGGGGGAATAAAGATACCTACCAAGGGGGGCAGGACCCGAACGGTACCGGGGTAAAAGGGGTCCTGAAAAACTACCAGGGGGGGTGCCCGATGGATACCATCCCCGGGGATAAAATCATCCAGACCGATAATGGTACGGGCCTTGGTCTGTTCCGGGAGGGGATTGCCAAGCTGAAGGCAGCTCCTCTATCCCAGTTCCTTCTTTTTAAATACCGCGGCCTGGCCAGGCTGGTGTCAAGGTCTTTTCAGTTTTACTCTGATTTTGGAGAGGTCGAGGTCAAGCAGACATCCTCTGGAAAGGTTGGTGCCAGAATTGCCGGCGGTGGGGATTTTGTGAATGAAACCCACCCCACCAAGAGCGCCTGGACCATACAGGTTTGGGCTGGCAGCTTCGACCCTGAAAAAGATGGGGAACAGAATGATGTGGAGGCTCCGTCATACCCAACACATCCGGTACAGAACCTTGCTACAGCGGATTCAAGGTTGTTTATCCGTGTGAATAATGCAGAAAACTCGGAGTTTTCAACTATCATGTTGGATACCAATGGGAACATCCTGATGAAGATGTCAGGAGGGGAACAAACTTTGGTCAAAAAAGATAGTGTACATGTTTCCGATCAAAATTCAGCGGAGTACACGGGTAAAGGGCATTTCGAGGTGGTAGGGGAAGATGAAGAAAAGATAGTTGCCGGGGATGCTTCGCTGTCTGTTGTAGGCTCTGTTGACATAAATGCTATGGGTTCCATGACTATGACTTCAGCTAGAGAGATAACGTTACAGACTTTTGGAGTGGTAAATATTAAAGCTCCAAAGATCAATTTGAATTGAAAAAGGTGTTTTATGGCAAATCCAGACATCCCATGTGATCTAAAAAGTAGTAAGCTGGATGAGTACGTAGAGGAGCTTAAACACGCTATGAAGCTCCCATTAAGCTATTTGAAGATGGTGGATTATTTGGTGAATAAGACCACCACAGCAGCTTTGACAGCCATAAAGGACCAGTTGGATGACATTGCGGAGAAGGTAGCTATCCCTGAAGAGTATATGAACCCTGCATTTGATATGTCCTATGCTGCCAGTGCATTACAAAGTTTACGGAATTGTGCCAACGTAATCAATGATCCCGATGTAGTTGCCAGTATGGATGAAGCTATTTCCCTTTTAAAGACTGGGGGCAAAGCCTTTAAAGATCTGCCTCACGCATTTAAAAAATACATCGGGAACGCCCTTTACCGCGGTGCCAGTAGCACATTGAGGGGGTTGGTACAGGATAATGTAACTGGAAAGCTGAATCAACTTCGTCGTATGTATTCAAAAGCATTAAAGGGGACTGGGGTCTCAGATACGCTTAATAAAATCGATGCTTTAATGAATTGTATGGCAGGTGCTTGTGATAAGGTTGACGATTATTTTGAGGCCATAGACAAGCATTACACGGATTTACGGATAGAGGATAATGGCGCTGTTGGAGATATAATAGGGTTATCTCCGAACATAGAGAATGAGGTCGTCCCAACCTCAGCAAGTTTTGCGTCAGAAGATTCGGATGAACCTACCACTATCACGGCTGCGGATAAAAAGGCCGCTGTGACAGAAGTATTGGATGCTTTGGACAAAATAACCAAAGATATTTATGAAGGGTTGATATTTACTGGGGCTACCCCTGGGGATGAGATTGATTGGGGTGGGGTGTCTTCGTTACCGGGTACTGATCCGGAGGACCCGGAAGAACCGGGTACCCCTATTACGCCAAAAATAGGGGAGGATTCCGTAACTACAGGTAGTTATAAGATAACCCGTTTAGGAGTATGGGACGGTAGTTTACAGACTATAGAAATATTGGATGGTACCTCTAAAATATACATAGGGTCTTCTGGTTTAGTTGGTAGTACTGGTCCATGTGCATATTTATTTTCTGATGGGGAGTTAACCCCCGTAAAATCTTATGCGTATAGCCCAGGTTTGGGGGCCACTGCTTTACAGGTGCGTAAGATAAACAATGAAATATATTACGGTACAGATCATGGACACTTTATGCAGACAATGTTTCCGAGTTCATATTCATTGTGTACTTACTACTCAGAGCCATACATTATGATGGTAGTGAACTCATATATTGATTACACTGATCACGTATATGATGAGTATTATTGTGAGTATGGGAATATTGACAAGGGAGAGAGATCTTCTATGGGGGTTACTATTATAAGTTCGACTACAACAAATATATTTGCGTTTGATAGTTCGGACACCATAATTACTGTGAATAGTCCAATTACAGGGGAACCTTCCCAGTATTTTTTTATTGTGGGGCGTACATTGGGTACAGCCAGTAAAACTACATCGGATATTGGGAGGATAAAGGTATATAGATATAGTGAGGATGGAACACATGTCACCGATGTAGAAGTACCAGGGATAGTAACTAGGTGTCAAACCTTCAATGATAAGTTGTTCTTTGGTTCTGGATGTACAACCGCAAAAATAGGAATGTACACCATTGGTACTGGACAATGGGCAGTGGAGAAAACTTTTGATGATATGGACAGGTTCGGGGATTTCTGTGTGTATAAGGGGGATCTGTGGGCCAGTGTGCTTAAAAAAAGTGATGGTATAGAATTATGGAAGCGTACAGTTCACGGAACTTGGGATTTAATGGTGTCTAAGGCTACTTTTAATGAACTCGGTACGCCAGGGGTCAATACAGACATACTTGGCAGGGTTGGACTGATGGCGTATGAGCCTATTGAGGATAAAATATACCTGGTCACAAACGACGCAACTGGAGACGAGTACGGCCCGTCGTACCTGTTCACGATAGAAACAGTGTAACTATTACGGAAAGAAAGGGAGAAAAAAAAATGGCAGAAGTAAACGTAGAACAATTCAAGAAATTCGATAAGTTCAAAATAGCACCGGTTGATTCTGGAAACGGAACCACCGTTGGAACTCCGACGCCGGCACCAACGCCGGCAACAGAAATTACAGAGCAAACTCCAACAGACTCCGGAACCAAGGATGAGGTAAAGTCTGTCCCAAGCAGTTTTGCGGATCAGGAAGATGTTTTGTTGGATATACCGGCTGACCAGATAGAAGACTACCTGACACATCTGGCAACGTTTGGTATCACCAAGGACCAGATATTCAAGGTGTTGGATACGATCATCACCAAAGGGGATATCATGTGGTCCTTCGGCATCCTGGGAAAGATCCCGGTGGTGCTGCATCTTAGACCCGGGTGGGGGAATGACCTGTTGTACAAACGTATCGAAGAGGCCCCTCCAAAGACCATTGCGGTTCTGAACGACCTGATCGGCAGGTACAACCTGGCCGGTGCCTTGGTCAGTTATAACAAGATCAAATTTGACACCAAGAACGAAGAGGACTTTGCCAACGCCATGACGTTTATCGGGGAGCTTCCTTTTATCTGCAAGGCCCATCTGATCAAACAGTTGGCCATCTTCGACCGGGTGGTCTTGGTTGCAACCAGTTCCTGGGCCGTTGAAAATTTTACAGAACCCCCGCAGGCAAAGTAAGAGCAAAGTTGTTGCAGTCCGCGGGGGGTAATTTCTCAACAGACAGTGTTCAGTTTAGGTATCTGGTACATGCTCACCTGAAAGAGGATGAGGTCCAGATACAGGTTCAGTCCCTTTTGTACTCCCAGTTGCGGGTATTGACCTACATTCAGTTGCATGGGGTACCACCGGATCCCCCCAAACCTCATCGGGAAAAGACCATGGGATTCCGGGAGTACATTATGGAGAGCCTGAAAGGGATTCAGGAATCGTTTGTGCAGTTGGTGACAGGTAAACGTCAGTTGGAAGATCCGACAGCCGGAAAGAAGACCCGCAGAGAGATCGAGGCGGAGAACCTGAACAGCCTGAAGCAGTTGACCAGTAACAAAGACGGGTCAATCAAGAGTTACAAGAACCTGGATGAGCTGGTATCCAGTCTCAGTAAATTCATTTCAAGGAAGTAGAATGGAAACACCCTTTTCTTCTGGATCATTTTTAAGCACGCAGTTCATGTCCGGGGATCGGATGCAGTATTTCCCTGACCGTGGATACCTAACACAACCCGAGATGGGAAATTTCCGGCAGACCCCGGGGCCACAATACCCGCAGGCATTGAACCAGTTGGGGTTTATGGGTGCAATGTTTCATGGGTACCCAGGGACGAACACCATGGACAATTATGTGATGGGAGCAGACAGCCATAAGTTCGGGATGATGGCCAGAAGAAAAGTTCAGGATTCAACAGCAGCAATGGCCGGTAGTATTTTGGATCAGGCATTGAAGATGGCGGTTGGTGGGATAGTGACGGTTGCTACGGGAGGGAATGTCCTGGCGGGTATGGCAGCCTACTCGATGACCCCGAGTATTTCCTCTCCTTTTACCGACAGACTTCGCCAGGCCAGAAACATCCAGTACCAGACGATGAGCAAGGTAATCGGCGGGTCCGATATGGACCAGGGTCTGGGCCAGGGATTTTCTTTGCAGGCTGCCGGCAGGATGGATCAGTCCATCCGTAGGATGGCGGCATCCGATTCATTGCTGAAAGAGAAGGATTATCGGAAACTGATGGAAATGGGCATTGAGGGGGGGATGTTCGATTATTCCCTCTCCAGTGCCCAGTATACCGGTAAGTTGAAGAATCTGATTGGTAACTTCAAGGCCATGATGGAAATGCTGGAAACAGCAGATCCTAAGCTGATCCAGGACACCATGACTCGGCTGCAGCGGATGGGGGCTTCGACGGACCAGATGATCCCGATGGTGGCCAAGGAGCAGTTGGCAGCCAGGATGCTGGGTATTCAGCACTCCGAAATGATTAACACCTATGGGCAGCAAGGGGCCATGTTGTACGGTTCAGCCGGCTTGACCCCGTATGCCGGGATTCATGAGAATGTCGGAAATGTTGCCAACGCAGCCTTGGCTCAGAGATTGGGGTTGATAGACCCAAGCAGGATGGCCAGGCTTGGTGGTATTGGTGCTATCGGGCAAAGAGCCACTCAGGAAACTGCCAACATGCTGAACAGTACGGCAGCCCAGGGTATCATGTATACCATGTTGGATTCAAACATGGACTTTGACCCGAGTAAGCTTGGGGAGATGCTGGCATCCAATGAGGACATGCGCGGTAGATTGAACAAAGGGATGCAAGCGTACTCTGACATGACCAAAAACAATACCCTGAAACATGTTCAGATGCAGAAGAAGATGGCAACCAACAAGGCAAAGTTGGGTGAATACCTGAGTCAGGAGGGATTGGCGGATGAATACAAGATGAAGTTGTATGAATCTGTTGGGGCAACGGTAGATCCAGCACTTGACTACTGGGGTCGGGTAGAGATGGGTATGTGGGCAATTTCTGATTTGCCCGCGGAGCAGCAGGATACCCAGTTAAAGATATGGAAGAGCCCAGAATTCCAGAAGCAACTGAAGAACCAGAAAATAGTCAACAGGGAGAAACAGGTATCCGCCAAGTATGAACAAGAGGCTCAGAAGGAATCTTGGGGGGCCCGAGCAAAAGTGGCGCTGTCCAAGCTTCAGTTCAACATAGGTGATTACCTGTATGGCAAGTCTACGGACTGGCATGAGAAAACCGATGGCCTGTTCGGTACAAAGCCACCTGCCTATGTGAACAGTTGGGAAGGTGGTATAGGCTCTGTGTTTGGAAGGGGATCTTCAGGTGGATCAGGGCGTAACCTGATACGGGAGATAACTGGGAAAGATATAACCGAAGAGGAAAAGAAGTTACTGTTGGAGATGGCAGTCAAAGAGGGGCGCGGACGACCCGAGGCTGAGCAGGCCGCTATAATACACACGGCTTTGAAGAGGCTTCGAGAGCTTAAGAAAAGAAAACCGGAGGGGACCTTAAAAGACGTGCTTATGCACCCGTTTGCATACTCCCCAATGACAGATCCTAAAGATCCACAGTACAAAAAGACATTCGAGGAATTAAGAATAAAGCCGAGTACCATCGCTGAAACTCAGGGGTATGTAGACAGGGCACTGTCAGGTTATTTGGAGAGTCCTGTCCCAAATGCCAATATGTTCCATGCAGTTACTAAAGATTTTCCGAATGGGTATCATACTGATAGATGGGGAGCTATTTCATTAGGTCAGATAGGGGCTACAGAATTCTATTTGGATAAGGAGGAGCATAGAGAGCCCCAGTACGGCCCCCGTGTCCCAACCCCCAAACGTCCTGTAAACAGATTGGGCCAGATGGACATGTCCTGGGTAAATGACAAGGCCCCGGTTGAGTTCACAGCGGCCAAGGCAACATGGATGGAAGCCAGGTCTGTGGGGTCTCAGGTGAAAGGTATGGGAACCCCGACAGGGGATTACCGCGGGCAGAGTCGAGAAAGCATAATAACCGCTCTGATTGATGCTGCAAACGCCAGTGGTGCTACCACGGCTGCTGCTTTAGAAAACACAGTCATAGAGGAACTCTCTGTACTTATGAGGATGAGGTCCGCCGATGTTATGGCAGACCCCGAACTCTCCAAACTGATAGAAATCGCTCTCAGCCGGACTGAACCCCATGTTCAAGACATCCTGAAGGGGTCGGCCCAACGATATAATGTAAAGAATACTGAAAACTATATTCGTGGGGTCAATAAGGTCCAGAATGAATCTTTGGGGAAAATCAATGAGTTGGCAACTAATACCTACGGTGGCGGTATAAGGGATATGCTGGGGAAACCTCAGACATCCAATGCACTGGAGGTCTTGACAGCCCTTACCATGAGCAAGTCCATACCGTACAGCAAAGGGGAGGATCGTGAATCCAACAAGAGGATGTTGGGTCAATTCAAGAAAGCTACGGGGCTTGATGGGCTTACTGATGATATTTTATCAGACCCTGCAAAGCTTGGAGCATACCTGAAACAGCAGGGATGGACTGATGGTGACATCGAGGTGGTCATCAGTGCCGCAGATGCAAAGAGCGACCGTATTCGTGGGGATAAGAAATCGTATGATGCCCTGAACACCAAATACTTTGATGCCAAGACGGGCTATGCCAAAGGCGTTGTTGTCTCTGAAGAAGCAGAGCTTGAACTGGGCCTCAGGAATGTGGCTGGTATCACAGAAGATGGTAGTCTGATCGACAAGTTGTTTGGGGACGGTGGGAAAGACCGCGCCAAAAGCCTGATGGATAGTTTGGGGAAAAACTCTCCAGCGTATTCTGTTTTAGATGAAATCAGCAGGGCAAAAAGCAAAGAGGAGTTTCTTAGTACCACCAAGCACCTGAACGATCTTGATGATGCCGCCAGGGGTAAAGGTAATGTGCCTTCCGAGGGTAGAAACAATGAGCCTACAAAGGTTGAACAGGACCAGTTGGACCTTGGAAAACAGACCAAGGAGGTTCTTAACAGACTTGATTCAACCTTGGTACGGGTTGAAACTGAATTGAAGATCATGAATGACAAGAAGGTAGGGCCATTCAAGCACAAGTATAATCTTGTGGAAGGGTTGACAGAATAATGGCCTTCCAAACACCCCATTCATCCGCAGATTACAGGCATTACATCGGGAACGATTCCGGCCAGCCCGGGGGATTCCTGGAAGATTCAGACACAGGACTGGAGAATCTTTCCTACTTCTATTTTACCATGTCCGAGACCAGCAGCGTAAAGGTCAACCCGGCTTCCAGGTATGAACAAGAACTTGTAAATTTCATGATTGCCAACAACCCATACTGGACCTTTTTGCTCACAGAACTCGCTGAGAGCCATTCTGAGGGGCACTCAACCTCAAAGTCGATGTCTGACTGCTACACGTCCCTAAGCACGGGTGGAGAGCCTATTATGGTGTCTGTGTCCGGGCACCTTTATACCACCAAAAAGTATGATTACATGTTGGACTTTATGGTCCTGTACGATGCTTTCTTCCGGGGGACCAATCAGAAACTGTTCGGGATATCCATGGATATGGTGTGTGAAAATACAACCTTCGTGTTCAAGCCGGGTGATTTCAGTTACACGGTAGGTGGGGCCACTCCGGATTACACCCCGTTCAGTATCAACGGGCTGGCCCATTCGTACCGGGTGGATGGTGAGGTGAATCTGTGACAACGACCCCAATCCTCTCCTACCCAGTCTCACAATCCCTGGAGTCATCCGACTACCAGGGAGCTGCCGCCATGTTCGTGACAACGGACGGGTACTCCAGAATGAAGGCTGCCATTTCCAAAGGCGGGATCAATCCGGATGTCGAGCTGGCAATTGTGGACCCTATTGTGGATATCAAGCTGGATCTGATTATCGAGAATGTTCAGTTCTCCATAGCAGACATTTCACAGATTAGCCCGCATATGGGGGATACCTTCTCCATGCAGTTTCTGGGAAGAGATATCCCGGTAGCCACATTCTCCGGTAAGCTTTCCATGCTCCACGGGTTTAACACCAAGCGGGTATTCATGCTCCTGTATTCGGATGTGTTCAGGCTCTCCCGGGTGGCCCGGTTCAAGGTGGTCCCCCACATCTATTTCAACTACCCGGCGGAGACTACCATATCTGGTGCATTCCTGAATTTGAAGATCGGAAGAACCTCCAAGATTGATGATTTCGCTCAGGTCAGTTTCCAGATGTTGGTATTCCGGCATCAGATGACCAATGAGGATAATGTGTCAGGGATCACTGAGTTGGATACAAGGTATTCGATTCCGTCTGACGTACTGGACCAGGATCAGACTGTGCCACCAGCGGACCCAGACTCGGACCAAGGGTTAGCCTCTGTAACGGATCAGTTTGTAACCGCAGATGCCATGAGAGTAATTTTGGGGGCTGTGGGTAATTTCGAATCCAGTCTGGATGAACATAAACTGACCAGCACGGGTACGCATAAAGCTTCCACTTACAATATACTAAACTCCGGGTCAACTATCTCCGGTGGGGAATGGTAAAGGCATGTCCAACTCCGTATTTTTTATAGACGTCCGTGTGTACATCGCTGGTATTCTGGTGCCGTGCAGCTCAGTCAATGTGTCTGCATCATTCTCGAACATCCCAAAATGCACCATAACACTGCCTCCGTACCCCACTCTGTACGGGATAGGCCGCAGGGATCGGGTACCGGTCCACGTGTTCATTGCGGATACATTCTCCACCAGCTCCAAGAAGATATTCTCAGGGGACCCGGGAGAGTACGTCTTATTCTTCGAGGGGGAGATCTCTGGGTTCGGGTATGTCAGCGATGCTAGAGGCAAGGAGATGGTTATCAACTGTCAGAGTCACTTTGTCATGTTGCAGGATTGCAAGGTGGAATATATCGATGTCGGAACACCTATGGATCGGTTTACAATGCCGGGGCAGCGTTTGGTGGCGCTCAGTGAAGCGACAACTGCTGCCATATTCCCGTTGTGCCTGTTTACCCACGGTATGAGCACCAGTGGTGGGGCAATAAAGTATCCGACGGAACTCTTGGAAAATGCTGTAGAATTTGTGATCAATTACAGCAGGCCGTCGAAACTGTCCGAGTATTATAAGGCCAGGTTTGAACTGCTGAAGATGTCTGACCGGTTTGAAAAACTGCCCGGGTTTGATTCGGAAGATCTTTTTGGGGGTAAGGGGTTCCCGCTGTTTGATGCTCTGACAAAAGATGCTGTTATGAAACAGATCAGTTCCCAAGTGTCCGGTGCATCAGGCCCCAACTTTGGATCGTTGTATGAGATGCTGGTGTTCGTGTTGGAAAAGATGGAATACGAGATGTCGATCATACACAACCCGACATACAACAGCTCAACCGGAAAGATAGGCTCGTTATGCGTGAAGCCCATGTTCTATGAGGCTATCCCTCCGACCTGCAACATCTTTTACAAGAGCATGGTAAAGACCATAACGACAGAGGAGATGGTCTATCAGGTCCCTACCCGCATCCGTACACGGGATATCACCAAGATCCCAGGTATAAACGATCAGCCCCCCAGTATAGCCAACCAGGAGGTTGCACTGGATTATTACCCGACGGAGCATGATCCCGGGGAGGTAACAGCCCAAGAGTTATCAAGGATCGATTCATTCTCGGCTGAGATCCTGGAGTCGGAGACACATACCGGGCCTTTTCTATATGATTGCATGGCCCCGAATTGGACCTCTTATATAAATAATAGTGATATAGACGAGGGGAAAACCCTCAAGGGTTTTAAAGACAGTATCATGAAAAGCCAGCTCCAGATGAAGATCCTGGAGAGCAGGGTTCTGAGCGTTACCATGTCATTCAACCCGTATGTAATGGTCGGGCTCCCATCGGTCGTATATGATTCTGACGACTCCGAGTTCATCTTTGTCGGCTATGTCCTGGCTGTTCAGCATACTATTTCCAAAAACAACATGCTCACCACGGTGACGATGGGAATGGGTAGGACCATTCAGGACGAAATAGCCAATCGGTTGCAGAACACATATGAACCATTGACAGACTATACCAAGGACGAAGCGGTTATGAGTCCGGCCTATGGGTCCATCTGTGGCAGTGCTGCGGTTGGGTTTGAGTCTCTATTGAACGATTATAAGGACCATGATGCCCAGTTCGATCCATTGACAGCTTACAACGAGAACAGTCGTAATATCTGCACAATGGCGGATTATATGAAGGTTATGGGGTTGTCCGTGAGTTCCCAGGAGACAAATGATATGGGGGATGTGGTGTACAAGAAACTCACGGGGGATTATGTGGATATCCGGATGGATGGAAATCTCCGGGCAACCCTGGAGGCTCTGGCCACCCGGGAATTCTCGACCCGGGTTTATGGGACCTTCTGAGTGGGGCACTACCAACCCTATTAGATCCAATGATCTCCTTAATAATTCCAGGCAATTGTGCCATTATTTAACATGGAAAAGAACAGCGCACCACACGTTAAATCACAGGCCCAGACCAACGATCAGGCTCTGTGGGATCGGTATCATGTCACAAAAGATATGACCATTCGGAACCAGTTGGTCAAACAGTTCGACGGGTTGATTCAGGGTCAGGTCAATAAGTGGGCCGGCCCTGTGCCACGGGATGTCCTGTATGGGGAAGCCCGGGTGATGGTGGCCAAGGCCCTTGACACCTATGACCCCTCTGTTGGAACTCTTTTATCCACCCATGTCACAAACAGTCTGGCTCCATTGAGCCGTATTGTATATACCCACCAGAACACCGTCAGAATTCCTGAGAACCTTACCCTGAAGTTGAATTCCTACCACGGGGTGATGGACACCCTGACCACGGAACTGGGTCGAACTCCGACAACCGATGAGATCCATTCCCATACTGGGTGGACCGCAAAGGACATCAATAAATTCTCCAGGTATGTGGGCAAGGACCTAGTGGAATCTTCCGGCTCCGGGGATGAATTCTTTACCGGGGAAGAAGATGCGGATGAAGATTCTCTGTTCTCGATTTACATGAGTCTATCCCCGGATGAGAAGCGGTTGTTTGAGATGCTTACCGGGTACAACCACAAACCAAAACTGGCCACTCCGGAGATACTGAAAACACTGGGGATTACCCAGTCCCAGTTGTCGTACCGAAGGACCCTCTTGAATAACAGTATTGCAAGGTTGACAGGTGGCAGAAAGAAAAGGAAGAAATAGTGGCGGCTCCAGATCTAACTAGTTATACGGAACAGCTTGTCATTGTAAATGAATGGCTTGACGAGGAGCAGTCGGTAGCAGGGGGGGCTGCTGGCAGCGATATTGACGTCACAACCTTGGAAAAGGATACAGGTACGCTTGCAGACTATGCATTCAAATCAACGGAAGCCTGTATCCCAGTCGTTGGTATGGCTGTAAAAGAATGTCATGACTTTGTTGAAGCCCATAACAGGTTCAATGCCACATACGGAATGACTCGGGCGAACTACTATGAACAAGCGGCCAGTGCTTCAGGTGAATATGCGAAGAATATCAATCAGTTGGATTACCAGCAAAGAGTCATAACCAAGTGGTTGGAAGGGACTGCATAAAGCGTGACAACTTCAGACCTTGATCTCAAGCTGTATACCTATGACAGCAATGTGAAATACAATCAAATTGATACTGCCCTGTTATCCGAAGGGTACGTTACCCAGTCCGCTGTTTCCGGCCTTGAAAAGATTGTGGGTAAGGTCGTCAAGTTTCTTCTGACGGAAAAGGGGTCGGATCTGTTCGATCCAGATTACGGGTCTGTCTGGATCGGGTCCACACAGGTAGCGGGGTCCCAGCTATCTCGACTGCGGATTACCATCGATTCTGACATCCGGAGTTGTATAACATATTTGGTGGCTCAGGAAAAGGATCTGCCAGCCACTCAGGAACGGCTCCGGTCGGTAGAGTTTTTGGGGTTCTGGAAAGAAACCTCAACTGGGGTCGAAAAGGTGTTAATGAGTATTCGTGTTCGTACCACACTGAACAACATAGCCACGTTCAACATCGGGCGTTAAAAAAATGACAGAATTATCCGTTTCAACAGACAGTCTGAATAATGCCAGGTCCTTTCTGATCCAGTTTCTGAAAGATGCCGGGTTCACCGGGTCCACCGAGGCCGGAACTGCCATCCATGACATCGTGATCAAGCCGATGGCCCTTCTGTACACCATTTTCAGTGACGCGGTTACTAGGGCCAAAGCGTACAACAGCCTGTCTTACGCAGAATCTGTAAAGGAACTTCTGGGGTCTGAAGAATACAGCGCCGCGGTGGATAGTATACTGGGTAACTGGTTTGTTTATCGTAAAGACGGAGTTCCTTCTTCAGGAACCATTCGGCTGTTCTTTTCAAAGCCACTGGACTTTCTGGATATCCAGCCAGGGGGTGCGAAGTTTGTGATCAACTCCAAAAGTTTGGATGTTTCCCGGCGCTACACGGTGTCTCCGTCTTCGTTCAAAAGTATATACAACACAGATCGGTATTCTGTGGAGTACTATTTTGATGTTGAAGTACAAACTCTTGATAATATAGAGATAACGTCTGAGGACCTTGCAGGGGGTGTTATTGCGGCTGTCGGATCGGTATATTTTCTCCGTGCCACCGTAGTTGGCGACTTTATCCAAGGTGAAACCCAAGAGAGTGATGCGGCGTTCATAACCAGAACACATAATGTGATAGCAACTCGGGAGTTGATTACAATCGGGGCTGTGTCAACGGTTCTACCAGATACATTCTCCGGGGTGAACAGCGTCTATGTTGCGGGGTTTAATGACCCTGAACAGATCCGGGATATTGTGCCACATGAGGGGTCTACCTTACATATTGGAAACAAGGCCGACATTTATGTTGCCACCAGCATGGTTAAATCCCTGGTGTTATGTGACCTGACCGGCAGTGGCGGGGACGAGGTGGATACCACTTTGCTCGGATCTCACATATCCGATGTGATAGCAGTCAGGGACCCATACACCCTCCAGGGAAACTTGTTGCTGCATGTGTCAACAATTCCATCATCCTTGGTTATCCCTGCTGCGACTGTGTTTACATCGGATGGGGGTGTCGAGGTCCACACAGACGCTCAAATAACCCTGACCACATCAAGCTTTACCCCTTTTGTGCTCCCGAATGATTACGGTGGGTATGCGTTGCTGCCTGTTGTAACCACACAGGTGCTTGAAGCAGATTTGGAAGATCCTACAGAACTATCAATTTTGAAAGGTACTGTATTCACTACGGAAGCGACAATTGCCGGTTCGGTATCTGCTGTAGCCGACGAAGACTTTACGCATCAGGAAATATTCTTTTCAGTCACTACGGATGGATCTTCTTTGGATTTAGGCACCGTAGGTATTTACCCGACAATCACAGCGGATTCAGACTACCCGTTGCAGAGTAAGGTGTATTTGGAGTTTCTTGGGGGTACCCTGTACTCGGATGTTCTGGCCTATGTTACGGATTCCACTCACCGGGTGGTGTGTTATGACCCGGTTATAAAATCGAAATACCCGATCATATTCAGTTTTGATATTGAAGTGGACGCTGTGTCAACTGACATCGATGCGGTAAAGGCCCAATGTAAATCCGTGATTGTTTCCTACGTGAATTCCATTTCAGGAACCGATACATTTTCCGTGTACGACCTGATCGGGTACATGAACAACCATGCCTCCCTGGTCACCCAGGTGAGACTCCCATTGGGGATTACCTATGCTTTTAGAGATCCGGATACGCTTATGATCGGGACCGGGGTTGTATCGAATGAGTTCTTTCTGTCGGATATGGTATCCGGCCTCAGTATTACATCCCCGATGGTAACGGAAAACACGGTTCAGTGGTACACATCAACGGAGTTTGTTTCTGTTTCAGTAGTCAGTATTCGGGTTTAATTCGGAAGGTATTTGATGGAAGAATTCAGAGCGTACACCGGAACAGAGGTATCCATTGACACCATAAACCGTCTGGAAGAGTTTTATGGGAGCCAGCAGCCGTTGAACAAGGGTATTTTTGCGGCCTTGGGGAGCTACTGGAGAGAATATTACAGGAACACGGATATCCTGAATGTCCTGGAGACAGGCATCCAGCAGGTGGTGTCCCAGGAGTATCTGAACCTGATGCATATGGTTCTGTCTTCCAATGTTCTGAATATTCCAACTCGGGTAGAGAACCGGTTCAATCTGTTCGTGTTTAACAGCAGCCTGGCCGAGTATGTGTGTGAAACTGGGACGTTCTCGTTCTCGGAGCTGACGGGCCGAGAGACTATACTGTACATCAAGTATCCGATTGACTTGGACAGCATTTCAGGCATCGGGGCCTTTGTCAATTACCTGCTGGAACCTACCGTGGGGCTCACCAGCGGGGATTGGTTTGTTATAGACCCATCCGGGTATCTCAAGTTCTATACAGACATTTTCAGGGACTCAAACATAACCAAAGAGACATATTTCTCGTACAACAGCAACACCCGGGAAACCTTTGTGTTACTGTGGGGGGTCGATGTCGTTCTGACCTCCTATAATATTTACGAGAAATATGGAACCTTTCTGTACCCGAAAGAGGCCGACTCCCAGGCGTACAAGCTTTTGATCACGGCCTTGCAGTTTTTCTATGTGAATACCAAAACGGTCAATAACATAGAATCAGCCATCAACATACTGATGGGTATGCCGTTTTGCATATCATATGGGGAAGTCGTAACCGCCATTGCTCCACGGGTGGAACGCTATTCATACACCCAGGTTGTAACGACCCATAATGTGTATGAGGCCCCGTTCTATTCTGAGGTGGTGGTTCAGGTGGGGGATACCCTGTCTGTAGGATCTCTGGTGGCCAGGTGGTCCATTGTGTCGGATTACATTTCAAACCCCACCTGGCACTGTGACTACAATTTGCCATATCAGCTTCTGGACAGTTTCATAAATCCGGTTGTGTCCACGGAAGCACACTTCATATATTATAACGGTGGGATAACCTATAACGGAGAGTATTTTTATTCTCATTCCATAGAGCAGTCGCGCGTCGTGGACCCGTTCGGGTATGGAAGTTGTAGATTCCCGTATCAGCTATTTGATACGTTCAACCATCCGGTGGAAGAACGCAGCCCCAGTACAAATATAATCTATGACATGGAGCAGGCGTTAGGCTACGCCAAGAAGTGGTATAAGGCCCGGAGGGACAGCGAGTATGTAACGGAACGGTGGTTGTACTCCATACTGGACAGCTTCTTGCGGTACAATCTGATACAGATAAAAACATCTCTGACGTTGGAGAGTGTCTATTACTATCGGGATGTTCTTGGGCTTTTTAGAGAGCTTATCAGGGGTATCCCATTCTATCTGTTCCCAAATATAGATACCGTTCTGTACGCAATCATTGAAGAAGAGGCGGTGTCCCCGACCGATGACTTGGATTGGGTGGCGCTGATGCAGTTTGCCGAGGATATCAGCTACCCTGGCACTCTGTTTTATGACGGGAGCATTGCGTACTCGGGAAGTAGTTTTTATGATATCCCGGGAACCGGGGCTGTACGGGAAGAGTCCAATGTATCTATGTTGCTTGGATTTGAAGAATATGCCATCCCATACGGGGGTGTTGTAGTCCCCGGAGTGTTTTCATACGATGGTTCATTCTACTATAATGACACTCAGTATTACTCCCCGATTACAAAATCAACCACAGAAGACGGGTTTGAAAATTCCATTGAATTTGTTATGGAGGAGGGAGTCTCTTCTCCGACGAGCAGTATGGCCCTGTTGACTCAGATTATGGACCCCTTGGAGGGTATCAATTTAGGTATGACCACGGTCTACTATAACTCTGAGTATGATTATTCTGACATGGTATCTTATCTTGGAGAAACCCCTTCCGGTGCGGATGACACCGATTTTGTCCTCAACATAATCTACGCCTGATTCTTAACATTCCAAGATTCCTCCCCAATATTTAATATCTGGAAGAAATGCATTTAAATCGGGAAGGAATCACGATGTCTCTCAAAATAGTAGAAAAAAATCAATACCCTCCGCTGGAGGGTAAATTCAATCTTAGGATACTGGATAGACAGGGTAACCTTATAAAAACCTATTCAGACCCCAATCTTATTGTAACCGGATCGAAAGCCATACTTGCCACATTGCTTGGGGGAACAGGGTTGCCCATTTCCAAGATAGGTCTTGGGACAGGCACTGGTGCCGCCGATATCGCCAATACTACTTTGACAAGTCCGGATTATCTTGCGTTTGTCAGTGTGGATTACCCGGAAACAGCCGTGGTAAGGTTCAATTGGTATCTCGGGTACGACCAGTTGGTGGGTAAAGCGATTACGGAGTTCGGGTTGCTGACATCGGCCAATACGTTGTTTAGTCGAAGAGTATACACTGCCATCAATAAGAATGCGGATATGGCGTTTGAAGGTTCCTGGTCAATCCGGTTTTATACTGCGTAACCTGCCTCAGTAAATTAAGTTAGTAAGGAATAATAAACATGTCGAATTTATCAGAATCTTCCACTTGGGAAACTGGTGTATACCAAATAGAAGTCACAGACCGGGTGTCAGGGGGTTCGGATGGAGTTGCCAATATCCAGCCAAGACAACTCGGGAATCGTACCAAGTACCTTAAGGATGCTTTGACAACTCTGACCTCAACAGTGGACACCAAAGCTCCTATAAATTCTCCGACCTTTACAGGTACCGTAAGTGGTATAACAGCTTCAATGGTCGGGTTAAGCAGCGTGAGTAACGTAGCGGATGTAGATAAGAACGTTTTGTCCGCCACAAAACTCACTACGGCCAGAGCGATCAATGGTGTGAATTTCGATGGTACGGCCCCGATAACCATATACGACTCTACCAAAGAACCGGCGTTTGCAAAGAATACTGCATTCAACAAGAATTTTGGTACAGCTATCGGCACCGTGTGTCAGGGGGATGACAGCAGACTATCCAATGCCAGAACTCCCACAGCTCACACTGTGGACAGCCACTCCAATATCACTATCACCTCAATTGCCTCCGGAGAGGTTCTAAGATGGAACGGAACAGCCTGGGTGAATGCTACCTTGGCAGAAGCCGGGATCGCACCAGCGGCAGGTGGGGGGTATGAACCTGCAAACGCCAATATTCAGTCCCACATCTCTTCCACGGCGAACCCTCATGCAACAACCAAGACCCATGTTGGTCTCAGCAACGTCACCAACAACGCCCAGTACTACCCGGGTGGAACTGATGTGGCTCTTGCAGATGGTGGGACGGGGGCGTCAGATGCTGCAACGGCCAGAACCAATCTGGGTATCAAATCTATTGCCACAAGAGACATAACGATAAGCACATCCACTCCCTCAGGCGGGGCCTCCGGGGATATTTGGTGCCAATATGTGTAAGGGGGGTGTATGCCGATAAGTTCAAATGTAAGCGGGACTTGGAAGAATGCCACACCTTATGTGAATGTCAGTGGCACCTGGAAACAGGCCCAGGTGTATGTGAACGTGAGTGGGGTTTGGAAGCTCGTTTCTGGGTATGGAATACCCAGTGTGATTGATTTTTCAACCACTACAAATTTACCGTTCGCAGCAAGTGTTGAGTATGACATGGTCTTTTTAAATAATTTACATGTCGGTTTAGCTGATGAAACTGTAGCAGTTAGTACAACTAATAATACATTTAGTTCTGCCATAACTTCCCGGTTAAATAATGTTAATTACGTCGCATCTTCTGGGTTCTGTAATGGAGGGGGTAAATTAGTATTTGCTGCGGCTAACCAAGGTGGTGGGAACAGCGTTGTTTTTATCTCAACGGATAATGGGCTAACCTGGAATCTTTACGAGACCGCATCTGTAGGGACTGCGGGTTTGAATAATATCGTATATTTTAATTCTTTATACATAGGTAGCACTGATAGTGGGGTATTTAGTTCTTCTGATGGGCAAACTTGGACCTCCAGACTCTCGACACATATGTTTGGGTCAGTATCTATAGCCAATGGTATGTTAGTAGCTGCATTTGGGTATCGAAACGAGGGGTTAGAGTGTTTTCAGACCAAGATTCATACGTCTACTNACGGTACAACTTGGACATTAGCTTATGAAGGTAATACAGATCATGGGGTTGCTTGTGACCCGGTAATGTATAGTGGGGGGAATTATATACTCCCAGTATATCTAAATCAATTTAATATCTCACGGGTGTACAGATCTACTAATCTATCTACGTTTACAGATTGTGGGTTTGCTACGGATAAATCATTACACGGTGGGGTCATCGATAATACGATCTTGATTTTTAGCGGGGAAACAAACCAGTATAAATACTCACTTAATGGTGGGGTAAATTGGACGTCAGGTACGTATACCCCATTCTCAGGGTCATCCGGGTTGGCTCCAGCACTACATAAAAAGTGTCATATCACCCCAAATTGTTATGGGTATTATTATATAATAGCCAATACGAATGGCACTGCGACATCACCTATTTTAAGACTTTAAACTATCGGAAAGGGTAACGGTTAAAAAATGACAACATACTACAAATTCGATCTTTATGGCTTCTACGACGGCGAAACAGAGCAGGCGCTTCAGCGCACAACAGATGTTGAACCCACAAACAAGAGTATCACTACAACCCCCGGAGAGAACCGGGCCAACTGGACAGGGTATGAATGGAGGGACCAGGCATATTACGCCCCAACTGTACAGACGGTTCAAAGATTCACCAAGAAACAGTTCAGATCCAGAGTCGGGTTCATGAATCTGGTAGCCTTGAAACAGGCGGCAGAGACGGACTACGTTTTAAAGGTGCTTGAGGATGATTTCTTCTCGGCGGAGTATATCGATATTACAGATGCTGAAACTACCGGGGGAGTAAGTCTTTTGGTGTCTAAAGGCATTATTACGCAGGCGCAGGCCGATGATATCCTTGAGGTTGAGGTAATCCCGGCATCGAATCCATACCCGGACGAAGTTTAAGCAAGCTAAAAAGAAAATGACCCTATCAACAACCCTACTCTACCCGTTCCAACAGGAGGCCGCTATCATGGCCTCCTTAGGATCTGATGTTATCTCAGGGGCAGCACCTGTCACTCTCCCTACAATGCTCCAGATGGCTAAGGCGATCATGGAGGGAACTCCCCTTACTCTTGGGGTCTCACCGATTCAGGTATTGACTTCGGAGCTTGGGGAGCAAGTGGTATCCATAGTGCCGGATGGTGGATCTTCCGAGATCCTTTCGGGGGACCAGTATATTGTGTCTGAGGTACTGAATGGTGCGGTGACCAAGATGAGGCAGCTTGAAGATAATCTGGAGACCCATAAAGTAGCGGTCTCCAGAACCCATCAGGCCAATCAATATGATATTCTTAATTCCGGTTCCGACATTGTTGGGGGGAATTGGTAAGAAAGTTGTCAATTCGTTTAGTATCTTCCGCAGCAACAGTCAGACGGTGTCGCAGCATCTGCCGGTAGGCTGCAACATCGTTTACAACCATATTAGGATACAATGCATATTTGGCATATTGCGCCAAATAGTATGCATCAATACAATCGTTGGATGGGACCACCCCACCAACTACCTTTCCTACTTCCATTCTGAATTGCTCCCCCATCATGTTTTTTGTAGCTCCCCCATTTCCTGTAGCAAATAATTTCAATTTCGTTGGTGGCACCATAATCAGATTAACCGACTGAAATGTCAGCAGCAGTTTGGTCTTCAGCACCCCGCCCAGTTCCCCCAAGGTATAGGCTTTATTCGTACTACCGTATGAATAGTCTTCGTACCCGATGATGATACCTACAGGCTTCCCAAGGTCCTCAGAGTCCGGGTTGGCCTCCTCCCAGACGGCATTCATAGTAAACATGCTTTCAAAGATTTCCAAAGCCACTGTCTGGGCGATGTCAGTATATCTCAGGATACTGTGTGGTCGATCCTTGGCGCACTGGAGTTTCATCACCTGACCGACATCGATGTACCGGTCACGCAGTGGAGGTTCTCCCAGGATGCATAGGCCGGTGTTGGCCACTGAGGGGTCGATGCCCACAAAGAGGTGGAGGCTCACGCCGCCACCTGCATGGGTGCCAGAGAGGGCACCTGCTCGTTCCGGATGAAGTCCAGGACTACGTCGCCCCAAACAACCACAGGTCTTGAGGTTGAGTCTTTGCTTCGACGCTTGGGTTCACATACCACGGACCACTGGGAGCCCTTCAGGGTCGGGTACCACATTTTCTGGTTGTAGGTACCCTTTCTGGTATGGGTCTGAAGTCCCAGGTCCTCCAGCTTCTGGTTAACCTTCTTGGCGGGGATCCCCAGCTTCTCACTGAGCCCCCGGACGTTCAGGAACTCGGTTGGTCTTGGGGCAGGTACCTGCGGAGCCTGCTGGACCATCACGTTCACGTTATTCACCGGGACCCCATACTGCGTCTTGGCTCGAAGTTCCGGTCTTGGGGTAGTTCCATCCCGCCGTACCCGTGTGTAGGAGATCAGGTCACATCCATACAGCTCCCGGATGGCGTTATTGGCGTAATACGTCGCCTGTGGTCCTTGTAACCCAAGCAGCTTGCCAACCTCGATGTAATCCCGGAGAATGGGAGCCATCCGTTCCGGCAGTTCGGGGAGTGGTGCGGTACCATCGGTGGAAGTCTTTGGGACCTCTGCTGCGGTCTCAGGAGCCGCATACGCCCCCGTCTTCCGGATACTCGGCAAGACTTCTTCCGTGACCCAGTCGCTGAAGGCGATCGCTTCCTTTTTCTTACTTTTGAGTACGAGGCGGTATAAGTCAGCCTCATCAATTATGTAGGTTCCCTGGGTATTGGGATTGGGGATATTCAGCTTCACTGTTTCGGTGAAGCTCAATAGGACGGGGGCTTTACAGAACTTTTGGTAAGCGTTTGCAACTCTTTCGTACCCCAAGGCTCCAGCTACATCCTTCGCCACAAACCACGGTTCTCCATTCTCATCGGTGATTGTGGTGATGCTCTTATCCTTGAAATTGAATACGGTTAAGTCTTTCATTTTTCTTTCCCTTTCTTAAAATAGTTTTAACTGCTCTTGTTTAGATTCCTGTTTAGGTCCATCCACCAGAACCTCAGACTGAGGAGCTGGTAAAAGCTTCTCCATCTCAGCCTTGATGTACAGAATCACTATCGTCGGGTCTATGTTGAACCACTCTCCAATGGTTCGGTAGAACCTGAACTGTTCGAATATCTGCTTCTCCAACTGGACGGCATGGGTGGATAGGGGGCTCTCGTAGAGAGTCACTATTTCCATACCAGCCTGGCATTGGATTCTGGACCTTCTTTGTTCGGCATTGGTACTGATACCGACCTTTACTGCACCTGTTTGTTGATTCTGTAGAACGTAGATCAGGCGCAATTTCGGATGTTGTTGTTTATGCAAGGAGGTATCCTGTACCAGTTGTTGAATCATGTTTTCAAAATCATCATTCGCTGTATTTGGTAGGGCATTCCGTATCCTATTAACACATTGAATCATGGCGGGGAATTTTACCGTTACCGCTGTCATGTAAAGATCGGTATCAGGTATTATGTATGTCCCACGAGGGTGTAGATCCGGGCACCCACAGCATATCAGGTCGTGGTACCTCAGCAGTATTCGATTAGGGCTGTATTTATTATATGCCTTGGCCGCTCTACTGTACCCAAACTCCCGGAATACCTCTTTCCCCATGAACCACACATAGGGTGTGTTATCAACCTCTGTGAATATGTTGTAAACTTCCCCTACCTGGACATACAGCTTTGATGATTTCATCTTAAACGGTCGCCTCCAGTCTGTTTTCAAACCGGAGTTTCTTCAGTGTTTCATTGCGCTTTGGTTTTATGGATGACCCATCAACCGACTTCACATACTCCCCTTTCCTTTCCTGGCTGGTCATCAGAACATCGATTTGCTGTCTCAGCTCCCCATATGTGAAGTAGATTAGATTTCCACAGTAGGGGCAGCTCCAGGAATACGGTTCGTCTGTGTATTCCCATTGGTTCTTGCCACATTTCTTGCATTTGACATTGGGGATTAACCCCTCCACACCATCCGTCTCATTAAGCATCACGTAGTTTCCTTAACCATCACATTCCTTCCCAGTAGAGTTAAAGGTGGATGGCACTATTCAAAATTGTCATTAATGAATAATGCCATATATTTACAAGAAGTTAAGCAGCACGGGCCACTTGGTCCTCCGGTACCTCGTAAGTTCCCAGTACATCTGCCAGTTGGTCCATGAACTCAACGGTACCCAGGCGCTTGTATTTCTTGATTACCTGAAAGAGGTCGTCGTTTAGAGTGCCCTCTGAACCATAATACTTCTCTTTAAGGAATTTTAGGCTGTTCAAGAGGTTCTTCAGTGGTACATACTGGAGGGGATTGATCTGACCGATGTAGGACGCTTTGCCTCTCATTACTGAAATGAATTTCTTGTTGATATCCTCCGGTTCCAGGACGGTGATATCTCCACCCGTGTTCTCATAGTACCTCTCCTGGACGTACCGTCGGGCCTCACCATTGATCCCATTCCGAACAGCATTGAACAGAATGGATTGAACCCTGTGATATTCTTCGGTCTCGATCCTGGCTACTTTGTTCAGAACAATACCCAGAAACTTCTGGTTCCGGTGTGGGTGATTCTTGGGCGTAACAAATACCTTGTGGTTTCTCATATGTGTTGCTGCCAGAAGGCTGTGGCTCTTTCTGAGGTAGTCTTTTACCTTCTCGGGGCCAAAGTCACCGGTGACAAAGAACGCCACATTGTCTGAATACCGGGTGTACACAGCACGCTCTACTGATGGGCGTACTGCTTCCACCCATTCCATGATGGGTTTGTCGATGTATTCGTAACAGACCAGGTTGGAGAGTGAGGGGCTGCAAATGCTGCCCTGCTGGAGGGTACTGATTGTCTTGCCATTGGGGAGGTTACGCTCCACTATGCAATACCCGGCAACAAATTTGGCACCCCGGTGGGTGAACCCGTGAGACATCAATGTTTTCACAATCATTTTGTGTGAGATGTGGTCGTAACATCCCTTTACATCCCAGGCCAATTCCAGATCATGCCCAACACAATGCTCTCGCACATATTTGATATAACTCCGACCTTTGACGTAGGCCAGCATGTGTTCATTGTTCGGAACGCTTTGAACCAGTTTCTCAAAGATCACTTTATTAAGTTGGTTCTGGATTGCGTTAAGCTGGGTACAGGACACATAGGTATCCCGACCATCGATCTTGTTCAGTCTCTGGATGACATGTCTGGGATCCTTCAACTTCCTGTATTTTCTGACGTAGGAAAAGAGCCTCGGGGGGAGCCCCAGTATCGAAGCCAGGTCCTGATAGTTGTCGATGGTGCCCCACTTGATTTCAACGTCCTTCGGTGTGAATTTTCTAATTTGCATTGTGGGCCTCCACTGTGTCTCTTTCTTCCTCGAACATGGACAGTGCCTGTGTGATCGTATCCAATAATACCCTGGCTGTTGTGGCTGTTACGAAGTACCCTCTGTCAGACGCTTTGGCCATTGCAGAGGACCACCATCTGATTTGAGGTGGGCTGTACAGAGCCTTCAAGGGATAGTTTTCTGAAGAGGAAGGGGCACCGCATCTGTTGTTCAGGTAGTAGACAGCCTCCTCCGCCTTAATCTTACTGAGGGCCTCCCTTATTCCGGGGATGGTATCCACCGTGATCAGAAGCTTCTCCACCCACATGCAGACAATCTGGATCTGCTTGTCCTGGTATCGTAGGCCATGGGTGCGGGCGTACCACCCCCCAAGCTTTCGTGTCTTCATACCGGGATGTGTGGTCCTGTTGGCGTTCTTGTTATGCACCAACGGCATGAACTGGTAATTGGTTTGTATCAGGTCATCCAGGCTCTTCTGGGTAGCATACAGGTCCGTGTATGGGTTGCTTTCCATTGGAAGACTCGGCATCACCATGAGCATCCCGGACGGATACAGGTCCATCAGCCGATCCAGAGACCCTGGTTCAGCCACCCATTTCTTGTCTACATACATCCCTTGGTACATTACCTTGTACTTTGAGATCCCTCCGAAATCACTATCTTCCAGTTTAACCAAGGTCAGTACCTCCTCCTGTATCTCGTGTACCTTGGAGGGGATCATTGCAACTTCACAGTCTTGGGTCTTCAGCCCAACTTCATTGTACTGGTCATAGGTCAGCATTTTTGGTTCTCCTTTAGAGTTTTTGGGGATTCCCCCACATCCTTATAATGTCCGACATTCGAACATAGTGAAGGGCCTATCTTTCTTATAACAAAATATCCTTAATTTTTTGACCCTTAGATCCATTATTTATTATCCGGGTAACCCGGAAGACTGCTAAGAAATCAATCGATTGAAGGATCAACAAATGAAAAAGAACAAGTATTTTGGGGCGCACATTGTGGACCAGCAGACTGACCGCAGTCAGGCTGTCCTGTATAAATATGCAGAGAGTGGCCGGTACTCCGGAGCAGTAAAGCGGGTGATTGAGGATATGTCGAAGGCAGGGTTTGGCAGTCTGGTAAAGCTGGCAGCAGCCGACCTGTTCGCCTGGCCGGATGCCCGGATGTTCCCGGTGGATACCATGGATAACACGATTGCCTCCAAAGTGTACCTGGACGGCCAGAAGGACCTTTTTCCGTCAGAGGTGTTCCACAAGATTGCAGAACGGATGGATACCTTCCTGGACTTCCACGGGGTGCCTGACAGTCTGTTCATCACTCCAGCAGCATTCCAAAAGACCGCATACGACCCCAATGCCATTTCCGAGCAGTACCTTTTACCCAGCAAAGGTCTATGCAAGGTAGCCAGTCTTCAGGACCTGGAATTGGCCAATTCGGTATTCGAGCAGGATTGCACCAAGCTTCCGGTTCCGGAACGGGTGGAGTTTGCTCGCAATTTCTTGAAGGTCGCCAAGGATTCCAACGTCAAGCTGAATTTCAAGCTGTCGGATTCCCTGACCAAATATGCCTCGATGCTGGATAACGATGTCGAGAACACCCGGCGTCTGTTGGACCTGCGGGTTGCCGCCGCCAACCGTATCGGGAAATCCGGAGAGGAATACAAGAAGCTGGCCAGTACCCTCGGGGAGATAACGGATACCGTGGTGTCTCGGGACGAACTGACCAAGCTGGCAGATACCATTCACGCTGTGGACAAGAAATACGGGTTCGACCAGAAGAAATACGACAACAAAATGCCCTGTGCCTACGGAGTGGTTTTTAACAAGACAGCGGGTATGGATGCCATGGATGCCGGGTCTCTGTCTTCGGATGAAAAGATGGGCATGAAGCTCAAACAGATGTCCAAGGCGGACATTGTCGGGCACTACGGAGACGGTATTCTGGAATCGATCGAGGACGATGACGGTAAAATCAACTACCCGAAGTTTGCCTCCATTGTGAAATCGTTGGGTGGTGGGAAGTGATAGCAGCAGACGTTTATAGGACCTCTCCGAGCGACCTCTTGAAGGCTATAAATGGGATAATTCCAACCGACGCTGATTGGCTCCAATGGGAACCCGAAGTGCTTCTGGGATATTTCTCGAAGGTAAAGGGGACCGGGTCCCAGGCGGCGCTGGACAAGATCATGGCAGTTCAGGCAGCCGCAGCACACATGCAGTTTGCCTGTTCCTACAGCTACCCGTTTAGTGCCATTATATCCTGTTTCTGCAACTTTAATGTCCCCCGGAGCATCAAACCCAGTCATGTGGAGGAGATCTTTTACACGGTCGGGCAGCTCCAGAAGATTGCCGATCTGATTCATGATGACGATCTGGAGTTCGTTGGAGAGGTCCCTGGCTACATCGCTGCCTGTGCCCATTATGCCAGTTGGCGGGTCCTGCCCAAGTCGCTGGACTTCGCTCAGGGTCTACTGTCACATCTGTGTTCTTATGTGCCTACCAAAGAGGAGCTTTTACTGGTCGGCAGCATGGATCTGGTAAAGGACATGACCCACAATGAAGTGGTGGATGTGGTGGATTCCATGACCAAAGACACTCCAGGAAACTCCAGGCTGATCACAGACCTTCTCGGTTGCTATGTTTATGACCCCACCTTAGTGCCTCCTGTTATTTCTTAATGAAAGAGATTAAATTACCTGGTGTAACGCCCTCAGACGCCGCACAGAAGCTTCTTAGGCTTCAGGGGACCAACTACTCCCTTAAAGACTATCCGATGTTTGTGGACATCTTTAACACGCCCTACACACGTCGGGTGATGCGGGCAGGTCGCCAGGTATCCAAAACGATCACCATAGCTGCTGACATTGTAACGGAAGCAGCTTTATCTGCGTACAACTCCCTGATCTACATCAATGCATCAGGGTCCCAAACTACCTCGTTCTCCACGTCCAAGCTTGATCCCTTTCTGGTCCACAGCCCGGTCATCTATCAATCCCTGATGCAGTCGAAGCATTGTATAGACAACATTTACAATAAGCGATTCGGGAACTTTTCGGAGCTTCGCTTGAGTTACTTCAGTGAATCAGCCGACCGTATCCGTGGTGCCAGTGCCAAACGCCTGTATGTGGATGAAATCCAGGACATTCTATACGATGCAATTATCGATGCTGAAGAGTGTCTATCCGCCGCGGTCGAGCCTCGTTTTACCTACGCTGGAACATCCAAGAGTGTTGTGACCTCCCTGGAGTATCTGTGGGAACAGTCCACCCAGAAACAATGGATCATCAAGTGTGACGGGTGTGGCAAATGGAATATCCCCAGCAAGGAGAACATCTACAAAGAAGGGTTCATGTGCAAGAACCCGAAGTGCCATACCCGGCTGGATACCTACACCGGGTTGTGGCACTCTTTCTGCCCGGGGGATCCGAAGGACAAACTGTACGACGGGTATGACATCCCCCAGGTGATCATGCCGATGCACTGCAACAACCCGGTAAAATGGGAGCAGTTGTTCAACAAATTCGAGAGCTACCCGTCCTACAAGTTCGATAATGAAATCATGGGAAAGCCGGTCGGGGAGGGGGATCAGCCAATTACGGTTGAGTTGATCCAGAAGATGTGTCTGGAGTCTCTTCAGATGTACCCCAAGGTTTGCCCGGAGAATTCAACGGGTGCCTCTTTTATTGTGGCCGGTGCCGACTGGGGAGGATCCGGGGTTTCCGGAACATCCAGGACAACCTTATCCATTTACGCGGTGTACCCTGAACGGGCTGAATATATAAAAATATTCTGTAAGGTGTACGGGGCTGGAGAGCCTACTCAGCATCTGCAAGACATCGCCCTGGTCCTTCGGGCCTTTCGAGTAACGATCCTGTATGGTGATCACGGGAATGGAAACTTCGCCATGAGCCAGTTGGCATCCTATGTTCCTGACATTCAGATCATCCCTGTCATGTACACGGAACAGGCAGCCCCCTACAAATGGGACTCACATGCCCGGCGGTTCACAGTGAACCGGACGGTAATGATCGACACCCTGTTGGTGGACATAAAAAAAAGCAAGGTCCGAACCTTTCGGTACTCGGATTTCAAGCCCTTCTCCGAGGACCTTTTAAACGTCCGGGAAGATTATATCAATGAAGCCCGTGGGATCTCCAGGAGGGTTTGGAGACGCCATCCCAAGAAACCGGATGACGTCCTCCATTCCATGGTATTCGGTTGGTTCGCTGCACGAGTAGCCAGCGGGGATTTGGATTTCTGCGTGAGTGGTGGGGGTGTGGGTGTAGGTGGGTCAGACTAAAGCCTTCCTGTGATCTTCGGTCGCCTGTTCCATCATCCTGATCAATAATCTGTTCCAGGTTCCAGCAGGTAGAGAGTATCGTAAAGCATCCGCCAGAGCCTCTGCATCAATCTGAAAGGCTTCCTTTACTTGGGCGCAGCCCTGGATCTCATTGATATCATGAAGGATCTCAATGGTTGTAGCATTGTCCTGTGGGGTCCACGATTTGTGGATCTTGAGTGTTTTCATTTGAGAGCCTCAGGGCGAACCATTTCGGTGATAGTTTGTTCACAGTTAGACGATGGGTGTGTGATTGTTTTCACCGCCCAAGTGCTGGCGTAGATCGATACCAGCAGCACAATCAAGAAACAAATTGTGTTAATGACTGTCTGCATTCTTTCTCCTCGGTTTTTTGATAGATTCTGACGTGCCTCCCGTCTTCAGGACCTGGTCCACGGAGGGGAGAAGCCGTAGGCGGATCCCCGTAGTGGACGTGGTTGTGAGAAATAGCCCCGCTTTGCAGGGCGTCAATGTTCTTCCTTGAACTTGAACAATCTATCAATTACTACTGTTGAGCTTGGAATCCTACCAGATTCTGTGTTACGGCAGCAGCTGCCTGGCTGTGCGTAGACGGAGCCCACCGGGCGTAGTCGGAGCACAAAAGGATGTGATAAGGAGCCACCCTTTAGGCGGCATCACGTTATCAAAAATGAAACATGATCAATCTGGTTTGTGTGGTGTACGTTGTGCAAGATTCTGATTCTTTTAATCAACCCTACCAGTACGCCGGAGAGGTGCCGGAGGTCTCGGTGCTGCCACGCAGCAAGCCCTCAAGGGCGCAGCGGAGGGGCGCACCGGAGCCGGAGGCACTCGTAGGCGGATGGTTGTGATAATTTGCCTATCTTTAAGAGGCATCACTATCCACTTGGGACGTGAACAATCTTGCATAAACTGATACTAAGATTCTGCTTCGGCCTTTTATGGGTTAGCGTCTAACCCATAAAACACACTGGATTTCTGTTGTTGCTTTTAAACTTAAAAGTTATGTCGGTGGAAGGGCTTCTTGGAGCGCAGCGCAAAGAGCCCTGGAACCGTGGTAACTGTAGACAAGGTGGAACCCTTTATGTTCCGTCTATGCCTTCGTAAAGATAGAACAAATCCAGTTTTAAAGATTTAAAGAATGTACCGTTTTACTGATTGTCAGTGGCTGGGATAGAATTAGCTCGGGGGACTCCAGCTCATCGCCGTCGGATCAGAATTCGATGCCTGGCGGGCCGAAGTCCAACAGACGAGGCCCATAGGACTGTTGACAGTCGCACCTCTTTGAGGTGCATCAAAATAAAAAGTTTTGAACTAAAACGGTACTGGATCAACCACCTGTCACTGGGTTTCCCCTGTAATTGTGACAATGTGATCCAGGTTGATGAAAGCCTTTTTTGAGGTTTTCTCATCTGCCAGAAGAATACATCCTCCGGTGTGCTGGAGAATCCTTCCTGACAGAACCCGACCGGTTATGGTATACACTCTAACCGGCCCTGTGAAACCCTCCGCTAAGGCGTAACCCTTGGTTTCCGTTTCCGTGATTGTGATCATCATGTTCCTTTCTCAATCGCAGTAACAGTTAACCAGGGGCGTTACATACTACTGCCTTTAGGCACCTAAGTCTAAGTACCTGATACTATTTACTTATAACAAAAAAACCTTGTAATTTTGAATCATGGATCGATTACTTCGATCATGGCACCGGCGTTATTGGGATGATCGTCACCGTGTAGGGCGAACTGGCAATCTGCCCCAGCCTGTACACCGTGGATGAGGTACATTGTCCGTGTAACATTGTCTAAACAATTGTTATAAATTGGGAATATTTCCTTGATCTGTGTGCAGGCCCGTACTTTGTCTTTGTACGTCACTACAACATCCCCGATCTGTAATTCACTGGCTTTTTTGAACATCTCAGTTTCCTTTCTTCATCCATCTACCACCTGACCAACTATGCCAGGTTTCCTTCAAAAGTTAAGAAGAAACATCATCAATCAACCTTTTCCTTATCATGCCCATACGTAGGACCTCTGCCCACGTCATACGCCCAGGGAACCGGGAGCCAGGGGAAGAACCTCTTGGTGTCATGAACGATCAACCGGTCAAGCTCTGCCCGGACGCTGACCCCACGCATACTTTTCGGTAATTGAAACACGTCGGAGTCATGCACAGTCAATAAGGTCCTGCCACCGTTCTGTTTAACCCATTTATTCAGGTGTACCAGGTTGGTGATAACGATATCTGAACTGGTAGCCTGAATGCGGGTATTAACTGCCTGCCGAAGAATCCGGTTCATCCCTTTGCCGGCGGAGTACTCCATAATGGGGAATCGTCTGCGCCTGCCGGTGAACGTGTGGATAAATTGGAATCTTCTGGTAAATCCCTCTGTGGACCTTATATACTCTTTCACTCCAGGGTAGGTCACAAAGAATCCATCCAGGTACGCTTGGGCCTCTTCTTCGGTAACCTCTATATGCATTTCATACCAGAGTTGTTCTTTCAGGGCCAAGGCAGACATACAGTAAATGGTCCCGAAATTGACCTTTTTGGCCACCTGTCTGGCCATGTACTCAGGGCTGTTTTCATCATCTTTGTTTGCCTTGATCTGGTCATATGTGAAACTTGAAATCCCTGAACCAGTCAGACAGTGAAGGTCCTTTCCATTGTTGAAGGCGTCACACAGGTTTTGGTCCCTGGAGTATGCACACAACACCCGCATTTCAGCATTTGATATATCCAGGTTGTACAGGTCATAATCATCACTATCCGGGATGAATATGTCCTTCAGGTTCAGATTTGCTTCTTTTAAGTTAAAAGGTACGTTCTGCTCTGTGTTTCGTACAATTCGGGGTCCAATTGTACTCTCCTGGTTTCCCAGGATGTTCGGACTATATCATAGGGGGTGTTAATCCCTGCTACTGCTTCGAGGTGTACCCTGCACCCCTACTCTCATAAAGAGATAGTCTCTGGAGTTTTCTCATAAGGGAATTTATGGGGTATAATATAAAAATCCTTTATACTGTCCATAATACATCTGGCTATTTTCACGGGTATGGCCCAAGTTTTATTTCGTTCAGAGTCTTTCGAATTATTTAGGTGTACTCGCCCCAATTTGTGTTCATTTGGGAACAAAGATGCTATCTTATCCATAAAGCAAGAACATAACTCTTGGGTTTCTCCGGCCCTGCCTATACACAATCTAAATCTATACGTACCTGGGTTGGGATGGTCATTACGATAGATACAGCATCCATCGTCCAGATACCACAATCCAAAATCACGGATTGTCAGTCTGGGTAAGATATCCAGGATATTCATGTGTCTAAATTGTGTAAATATCGGGGATACCCGGGAGGTTATAACATACAGGGTCTTAGCATTTTTGGTCACGCCTTTTACCTCTCCAGCCTTACGGATAACTTTAACACCTGAAGGAAATAAGTCTGGGGCCAAGTTAACCTTTGCCTGTAGTAACCCAGGGTCGGTTGATGTGAATAGTATTTTGTCATTTACACACTCAGGATGTCTCCAGTAATGACCATCTCCAAGTTTTGCATTTATAGCCAATGTGTTCATTCTCTCTAAGAGATTTACCTGCTGATCGCCCATTTCGCACCTCTATTAAGTTGTTGTATTCCGCTCAATAGATAATGTGCGTATACAATCATTTTTTAAGCATGTCACACTTACCGTTTCCAGTTATGTTGTAGCAGACTGTCTTTAGGGGGTTCCAGCAATTCAATAGCTTTTACAACCTCCGACGTAAAGGTTGGGACTGGAACTACTCAATCTTCCTGTGGCAGTTCCATTCAAGTTGAAGTTACAGTGGATCTTTCCTGTTTTCTCAGACATCTTCAGCCAGTTTTCCAGGTAGGTGCTCTTACATTTTGTCAACTTTCGATACCCCAAAAGCTGAGTCAGGAAGGGGCTTTCCTTCTGACGGTTCAGCTCATTCAATACATCGGCATCCGTACTGGGTAACTGCGTCTTCTGGCTCTCTTTGATCGGGGTGTACCCCAGATCCTCGAACAGGATCTTCTGAAGATCCGGAGAGCTTGCCGGGTTGAACGGGTAGCCGATTTCCTGCTTCATGATCTCTTCAGACTCTGCAATCTTTTCCTCCAGGATCGATATATAGGACCTAATCAGGTCTCTATCTACCTTTATGCCGTTATACTCCATATCGGATATGACATCCGACATAGGCATGATAATGTTCTTCAACGGCCATCCAAGGGGCTTGGTGTCGATCACATAGTTGGGTGAGCGGACCTGGAGTTCCTTCTCAGCCTCTTTTACCACCACCCAGTCCTGTGTCATGCCTTTTACCTGGAGCTGTAAAATGCCCATGGTAAGCAGGGCATCCATTGCGGCATACCTGATCAGCACCGGTAGGGGAACATCCTCGAATGTGACCTTTCGTGCTTTCTCAGGGGGTTCTCCCTCCATCCTTGGCAGTCTGTCATCCGGTACCCGGTTCAGTACCGAGTAGGTTTTTGCCAGGAACGTCTTGGTAAACTCTCCAGTCTTTTTGTTCCGACTGGTCTTGGTCGGCATCAATTTGGTCCCATCTGTGATCGTGATAAACCCGGCATTGACAAATTCTGCTATCTGCCGGGATATCGTTTGGTCGTCCTGGGAGTAAAAGTGATTGATTAAAGCTGCCCGTTTGTCTTCCCGGTATTGCTTAGAAGCGTTCGACGCTTCCTCATTGAATTTCTTCTGGAGGTCATCGAGGATTCCGTGCAGCTCCTTTTCATATTTCCCGAACTCCGGAAAATAGGCCAAGGTCAGGTCTTTCAAGCTGTATAACCCCTTCTTGTCTTCATCCAGAAGGTGCTCGATCAGCATGGTGTCAAATACGGGCGGGGGCATTTGAAATACGTATTTGAACCGGATCCACTTTGTATCAAACTTGATATTGTGCCCGCCCAGTTGGACCTTTGGGTGGGTCAGGATTGCTTGAAGTCCATCCCGGATTCCTTGGAGTTCCTCCGGGGTGTATTCTTTCTGTCTGTGCTCAAACGGGAATGCCATGCCGTACCCTACCCGATGGGACAGGGACACCATGATCATCCTCTGAACGGGGTTTTGTGGCTCCAGGCCGGTTGTTTCAACGTCAATTGCAACCGGTACCAGGTCCTTTGGAGATTCTTCAATTTCTGTCTTTATTTTGGCCAGTGTAGCCACAACCTCACTGGCCTCGATGGGGAGATCCAGTTCGAATGTCTTTGCGATCTCCTGCTTTCCCATGGCCAGGTCGAAGGCCCTTCGGATATCCTCACTGAATGTAACGGTCTTTCCGGGGGCCTTCATTACCTCAGCCGGGTGAAAGGTCGGCATAATCTGCACCGAAAAATCACCGAAGCTTTGTACAAACGGGTGCCCCCGTACTGTCGAGAATGTCTGTTTGCATCCGGTACCCCGGAGTGCTATGGACCCGAGGGTGACTACAATCTTCGGGGAGGTCCTTTCCACGATCCCGGACAGGAACTGGGAACATTTCTCGACCACCTCGACCGATGGTTTGAACTTGGCGCTCTCCGGGTAACATTTAACGGCGTAGGTGTACGCCACTGATGGTTTACTGGTATTGGGGAGGTCCTTTAGAACATCCTGAATGATGTTTCTGGTAATCCGACCTCCCATGCTCCGGAACACTCCCTTTGACACATCGTCTTGCATCGGGAATGCTCCAACAATTAACACGTCTGTCTGCTTGAGGAGGTTGTCCTCACACTGTGGGTCAGCGAACAACCCGCAGCCTGTGCATACCCCTGCCTTCACTTTGGTACTGGCCAGGGCCTTGAATGATTCTTTATCTTTCTGTCCTTCGTACATATCACCTTCCTTAAACTTCAAACCCAAAGTATGATGCATCTCTCTGGGAGATCTCAGGTTCTTCTACAGGTTCTTCTTGTGGTACCTCTTCAGGTTCCTCTTCGATCTTTTCAGGCTCTTCGATTACCTCAACAGGCTCTTCCACCTCCTCCAAAGATTCTTCAGAAGATTCTTCAGAAGGCTTGAATACTTCGGGAGACTCAAACCGTCCCTTCCCATCCTTTTTCTTTCGACCAAGAACCTCCGATCGGATCAGGTATTCCGCATGGATAACGGAGTATGACGTCCTGCCTTTTACATCCGCCAGGCCCAAGGCGTTCCGGATATATTCATGATGCTCCGGTAAAATATCCCTACAGGCGAAGGGGGTCTTTGATGCCAGTTCGTACAGGGCGTTCTCATCTGTTGCACTGAACCTGCTGTGCTTCAGAATCGTGTACTTTACCTGTCTCCAGACGATTACAATCCACTCATCATTCGGTAGGTAGTACACCCCGCATTCCGAGTTATTCAGGGTGGTTATATCCCCACCCAGAATCAGGGATTTTGCGGATACCACATCTGACACACCAGCATCATTCATTACCTTGATGTTCTCTCCATACAGACAGGTATTGATCAAACTCGACTGGGTGTCTGTTCCATGAATCGAATCCAGCCGGTCCCGGTATGCCTTGACAATCTCGACATACAAGTCGGTCGCTTTACCGGCCCCGATGTACTCATAAATGGCCAACTGGGTTGCTACTGTCTCCAGAAACCGGGATGACAGTGTGGCAAATTCCCCACCAGCTTGGAGCAACTGGGGGAACAACCGCTTTCTGAGCATGGCAATTTGAGGTACATGAGGTAATAGACCGATCGTGATGTTCCGCCTGAGGGTTGCCAGCTCTTCCATATTAATATCTGACTGGATCTGTTTGCCCGGCACTTTCACGGTGTAGATAACAAATATCCGGGAAAGAAATATCGAGTCGGCGGGTACGGTGGTGCCGGCCATCAGCACCGGCATTCGAAGGGAATAACGCTCCCGCTGGTCTCTGGTGGCCCCACCGCGTTTAATGGTGCAGCCTCCCATCGGGATCGAGTACATATTCTTCAACAGATCGGCCTGGCGGTCGTTCTGGTTTCTACTGCGGCTCTCGTTTTGGTCCACTTCGTCAATAACACAGAGGATTGATTTACCATCGAATTCCTGGTAAAGGGCCGCTGCGGTCGAGTCTGTGGACGCCATTGACGCTTCCATAATATGGGGAAGGGCCTCGGAGTTGCTGTAACGCCCTCCCAGCAAGCCATAAATCAGTGAGGTTTTACCCGACTCTGCATCCCCGGCGATAAAGGTAATATTGACATCCCCTATGGCGGCCATTACTGGTACGGACATAATATAGGCCGACAAATATTCCCGGATGGTTTCATCATACTTGAAGGTCCATTGCCCAACCAGGTTCCGGATCTTCTTGAAGGTATCCAACAGATCCACATTGTTGGCCTCGTACAGCTCGGTAACGTCTGAAACATCAGACCATTGATCACTGTTGGTCAGTCCATCAAACAATATGCCGTTATCCACGGCACTATCCAGCCGGTCCCACTCGATCTGGCCGATGTCCACAAACTTCCCCCGGAAGATGTATTTCCCGTTTACAAAGTACATCAGTCCCTGACTCCGGGCACTGGCAGGCAGGGTGGAATAATGAATCCCCTGGGACAGAAAATTGAGGTCCCGAAGGTGTTTCACTCCCGGGAGATACAACTCCCAGACATAGTTCATGATCTCCTTGGCATTCCGGCGCTTCACCCGTTCGTCTTCCATGGGCTTTCCGGTGATCCCAGTCATGTACACATCGTTATTCCCCAGAATGGAAGAAAACCAATCTGTGATGGGCATACCCGCATACATGGCCACCAGGTCACAGGTGTTCTTTTCTGTTCCCTGTATCTCAACAATCTCCCGGTCAACCTTGGACCAGACACAAACCACATCGCCACTGGGTTTGGTCTTTCGGTAGGCCGGGCAAAAGAACTTCATGGTCTCTTCGTACATCCGTTTGGCCACTCCCTCGTAGGTGTCCAGGGCGTACATGGATGTATTGACGTCCTCCACTTTCTCCAGGTCCAACCCTTCCGCCTGGGTGTATTTGTGGATATATGCCTGTCGGTCTGTCGGGTCCTTGATATAGTTGTACCAGGACAGAATGGTCTCTTTGAGCTTGTTCTTTCGGTCGTCCTGAATGTTGCTGGATTCCACGCTGTAGGTTTCAGACATGGAATCCAGCCCTGCCAGCTTGATATCAAATTCCTTCTTGATCACCTCAATCTGCTGATCACATTTCAGAGACACCCAGGGCACCGCATTAATAAAATAGCAGAGCCTTTGGTGGTACAGAAAGTTCGATACGTTTTCATATCCGTTCATCTGAACGGCATCATCCAGATCCAGGCCCTGGAACTCATGGGGCCAGGTGAATATTTTTACAGATACTGCTTTGGACCCGACGGTCATCAGGTAGTTGTTCTTGTCCCCCAGGATTCCCTTGGCATAATCATCCCCGTGCTTCATGGGATGATCCGGGACCACCCAGGCTGTTTTGATACCGTAATCGGATAAAAATCCGATGTTGGTGGACCCTTTTCCTCCGGTTCCGATCAGCATGAAATCCAGCCGGCCTGTGGTCAACTGCCCCGCCATAACAGACAGTACGTCGAACTCCCCTTCGGTCACATAGATGTTGGGGTCATTGTTCCCAACAAATCTACGATAATAATGGAGCCCGAACACTCCCATCGATGCCTTGTAGGGGTCCTTTATGTAAATAAATACTTTGGAGTAGAGTTCTCGGAGGACCTCTTTGGACAGGGACATAATGTCCGTACCCTTTGGCAGGGCATTCATTTTCTCTGGGTCCGGCTTTCGGAGCTTGAATCTGGAGATGGATCCCGGGGAGTCGTTGTAATGAAACACCGGGCATCCCCAGTAGGTGGGGGACTGGTAGGTCTCAAAATATTTGTCGTATAGAGGATGTAACATATCATCCTCTATATGCTTCTTGATATGCTCCGGTTTCCCAAACACACCAATAGGCAGGTGGACCAGGGTGTCGATCGGCAGGCCCCTGGCTTTGGTAAAATACTGTACAGCGGGAAAACAATACTTCAGGTGGGGTGGTGCATCGCGGATAACCTCGGACATCAGCCGGCGCATAGCAACCGCGGTAGCTTTCTTCATTTCTTGGATTTGGTTATATTCTGATAGAGCATTGGTAGTTTTCTCCCCCAGGATCATGCTCAACCCGAACCGGGAGTTTAAAAACATCAGGGCCTCGGTGTAGCTGCATACCCGAAGCTTCGATACCAGGGACACCAGATCCACAACCACTTTTTCACAAGACCCGAAGCATTTACCCATGCCCCTGGAAAAGGTCAGCACGAATGATGGGTCGGAGTCGTCATGGTACGGGCACAGCCCTTTGATCTGGTTTTGCCCGTGGAGGATCCACTTGTTATCTGGGGCGATCTCTTGCAGCAGGGATAGCCATTCCCCTGGTGGTACAGATTTCCATAGCTTTTTTATGTCCTCCAACCCCGGTACCTTGGCATCATTCCCCAAGGCCGCTTTAGATTTTCGTGTCATTGTTGATTCCTTTCCCTTTCTTTCCTATTCCATTCCTGACTTCAAACTAAAATGCCGAGACAGGAGATTGCTCACCTACCCCGGCATTGAACGTCGTTTTGGTTCTTTTGTGGTCATTTCACAGGTCTGCACCTCCCTTCCAGCTCACAAAATTTACAGAAATCGTTCTTGGTGAATGGAAATCGCCCAGTGATAATTATCTCATAGTTGGCCCTGTACAAGGCGTCTACCCGATCCTCAATCTCTCCAAAAGTTCCGTTGGTGATCGTTTTGTACGGCTTTATCGTTCCAGTGGGTATGTAGGCACCCACCAGCTTTGCTTCCTGGACCCACATGTGCCACTTCATTATATAATAGGCGTAGAACCCCAACTGGGAGATCACATTCTCTGATTCGTCATAGGCACCTTCCCGGTAGGATTTGTAATCAATGATTACACATTCTCCTGTAGACTCATTGGAGGCCATGAGATCAATTTTGCCGGAAACCATACGGTTGTCCTGCCGGACGCCCCCCTGCATTCTACCGTCAAGGGTCATACAAAAATTAGCTTCTGGTAACAGGTCCAGCCGGCGCTTGGCCGAGGTTGCAATCAACTTCCCCAGAAGGGCCTCTGTGGTCGATCGGTGTTCCTGGGCGATGTTGTACTCACGGAGTGTCATCCGTTTTCGTTCCTGGGTCTGGTGCCACACCAGGTCGAAATTAATAACCTCTTTGGACCACCCATACATCCGGCCCTTCAGAACGCACTCTTCCAGGACCGTATGGAGGAACTGCCCAATGACCTTACCGGTCGTATCGGGGACCTTGGAAGGTATTCCATGCATCACTTTCAGGGCATGGTCTTGATCCCTATCTTCTGGCTTGGATAGATATTGCCACTTGAATTTCCCTGGACATTGAATCCCGAGTTGTAATTTCGAAAACGACCAAGGTAATACCCCAGGTATGTATGAATTCAGTTTGGTAAATTTCTCTATCCAACGTTCCATTTGTGATTCCTTAATGCCGTTTGTGGGTCCTGTTCACGGACCTTACGTCCAACTTCTTTGGACATACTGGTAAAAAAATGACAAACCACACCACCCGGTTAAAGGTGGCGTGGCTTTACCTCCCCTCAGGGTTTCCGCATCACAGCCAGTGCCCTGGTCAGGTCCATCGATTTCCTGCGGAGGGCACCACGGTGCTTGGGCGACTGAAGGTGTCGGTTACACGCTGCGGATTGCAGCTTCGACTCTGCATTGTCGAGTTCCTGTGCGCACACACAGAACTCTTCTGCGATTCGCCAAGCAGCCACGATCGAGATATCTTTCATCCCTGACCCCCAGCCCTCGCCTTGATCGTCTTGTACCGGATTTCATCCTTCGCCGGGATCAGGAGTTCCTCCCCTGTTCTGGGGTTACGACCCTTCCTGGCGTCCCGGTGTTTGACATACAGTTTATGGGGGGCCAGGCTACACTCCCCGTCCTGTACCGTCAGTTCGATGATGGTCTCCATGACTGTATCGATCATCCGTCCCGCTTCTGCCTTGGTGCAACCCCACTTGGTTGCCACCACTTCTGCCGCTGTTGCTTTTCCTGCCATATTAACCTCTGTCTTTCTTGGTTGTTTGTTAGATTGTTCTGGAGTTCTTAGTCGTTCCGGGTGCTTACCAACCGTCTACCTACAACAGCACCTTCAGCATCCACGTCTCTGGTAACCACCACTCCGGGGACAAAGGTCAATGCCTCAGCCACCGAGTAACTACCATCAGGGTTTCGCTGTTGGGTCGTGACCTGGACCACACACCCACTGTCGGGGATCTCCAGGGCCTTGGTGCTTTTCATCCATCCTTCATTCTGGCTGGATGCCTTACAAAGGAGCTGGAACATGTCACCATTTCCAAACACCTGGATGTCTTTGACGTTTTTTCTGGCTCCGGATACATCGGAGTTGTACAACGTTTTTTCTTCCATTTGCTACCTTACGAATGGGGAGGCCCCTCATCAGGACCTCCCAGGTTTCATTTGTTAAAACGCAATATCATCATTCCCAGCCGCACCAGAAGCGTCGAACCATTCCTTGGCTCCCTCTTCCGTTGCCACGGTGGTCGGTACAGCTGCATCTCCAGCTCCGGCTGCACCTGCTGCCCCACCAGTACCACTGGCTTCCTCTTTGGTTTTGTAGGCGAAGGCCGGCAGTTCTTCGGTGATAAACCATTGTATAAGGGGGTTGAACCGATCTGGGTTCTTGTCAGGCACCGGTTTGTATTCGAGATCGAGCTTGTAATAGTTCGTTTCTTCCTTGGTCTTCATGACGACCACATAATTCTTCAGTTCCAGACCCTGCAAGAAGGCGGTGGTCTGCTTGGTGTCGATCTTTTTCCTGATGTCCCGGAATGCGGTCATGCCCGTAGACTTGAACTTGTATTCGATGAAGATTTGGTGATCCACGTCGAAGAATACTACGGGCTGTGATTCGATACATTTGGGTTTCTCCCCGGTTTTCTTGTAGGACTTCCAGGCTTTCTGACCCTGCTCACAATCAGCACAGTTGTCAGACTGGATATTCGGGGAGGATTCACTCGGCGCGATGCCGTCAAAGGAGTAACAATCAGCCTTGTTATCCCCATTGGGGTTGTAGGGGGCGAATCTCAGGCTTTTGGTGGGGGTAAGCTGTGCCACCGGGATCAGGTAAAGCTCATCGAAGAAACAGTCCTCTTCTTCGAGCATTACCTCGGGAATGTACAGTTGCCCACAATGCTTCTTCACGTTCGGAATGGTTTTGGAGTTTGCCTCAGCAATGCTGAGTGAATAAATCTTTGGTGAATACCGTACCACCAGGTCCCCCCAGGACACGTTCCGGAGCTTGTGGGTTCCCTCTACCTTGAAGGTGGAAGGTAGGGCTGTCTTGGGGAGGTACGGTACAATGTCGGTCGATGTGTTTGCTGATGCTGTTGCTGATGCTACCATTTTGGTTCCCTTTCTTTGATTGATGATGTTAAATGCCAGCCATTGGGTGATCAGTCCAAGGCCGTGATAGATAATGTGTTTCCATCCAGAAAAGTGAAGAAGCCCCCGACCGACCTGTAATTCGGAATCTGGAGATATACGTAGTTTTCTGGGTATTCGTATATCTTCTTATAACAAGGAAATGCTTATTTTTTTAATTGGTTGAATTAGATTTATTTAAAAAATATAGGTATAAAAAGGGCTAGTTTCTACGTATATTTTCTCAAATAATTCCAAGAAATTATACCTGTATATACAAATACGAAAAGTTGCAAAAATTTATTGGGTATGGTAATACCCCCTTAACTTTTAAGGGGTCTTTAACATTATATAATATTCATAGAAGATTCCGAAAAAGAAGAATTTATTCTGACGGGGTACTTGGAGGTACTCTAGTAAACGTAGGCTAACAGGAAATCATGGAGGAGGTTCCGCTTGTTACCACTAAGTGTAATAAATTATGGAAAAACTTCAATTACGTCGGCAATGCATATACCGGCATCAATGTCAACGGCCAAGGTTCAGGATACCGTTCAATTTGTGTCCAAGCATTTGGGTACATCTGATATCCCGGTATATTCAAACGCCAGGCAACGTGCTTGGTATATTTCGGAATGGTTGAAAGAGTACCATTCCAAGGATGTTGAAAATAGTCGAAAGAAATACCTGAGGGATTGTGTGGTACTGAATGTATGGTATTTGTTCCCTTACGTATTGTCAGGGCAGCGATTCAAGTCTCAGGTATTTGATGACACCCTTCAAGGGCTGGTATTGAACGTTATCAAGGCCATTGATAACTTCGATACAACCCGGGGGATCAAGTTCACCGATTATATCAAGGGGTATATAAAGGACGCCATCAGCTCCAGTTTCCGGGGCGGCATGATTGTCAAGGTCCCGGCAACCGTCAGAACCCCGCAGATCATGTATTTAAAGTGCAGCGTGCCCACCGAAGAACAACAGATTGTGACCGAAGATCCTCTTCCGGAAACGGAAACAGAAGCGCCTCAGTGTAAAAACCTCAACCTTGACACCGACCTCACCATCAATGATATCAAGTCCGATATCGTCTATAAAAACCTGCCCGACAGTCTGTCCGATAAAAATATAGAAACCGATTTGATCAATAAGGAATATCTTCAGATCCTTCGAAGGGCCATTGCGACCCAGGGGATTCTGACGGATAAAGAAAAGAAGGTCCTGAATTTCAGGTTTGGTTTGACATCTGATGAAACAAAGACCTTGCAGCAGGTAGCGGATATTTTCAAAGCGGATGGTGGAAGGGCCACAAAGGAACGGGTATTTCAGATCGAGGCTCAAGCTAAAAAAAAGATCAAGCTGTTCTTTAAGCGGTATGGTGTTACGGGGATGTAAGCTGGTTGGTGGATAGCTTAAAGCTTAAGGCCCTTTGGGTGTGACAAGGGGCCTGATCTTCAAATTGGAGCCGCTTTCAGCATGTCATACTGAAATTGGTCCATAAACAGAATATGACAGGTTGGGCATACCACAATTAAAACAGGGAGCCCACCATCACCATTGCTGCTCCATCCTTTACTACCTTTTGCCCCTCCTCTTTGAAGTGTCATAGCAACCTGTTCAGTCTGCATGTCAACCTTCTGTCCACAGTTCGGGCATTGGGAATCGTTCAGTCTGCATGTCAACCTTCTGTCCACAGTTCGGGCATTGGGAATCGTTCAGACTGGCCTCCTCAAGGCAGCTATCACAGACAACGTCTTTCCCCAAGGAGTACTTGGCCTGCGTAGTTCCACACTTCGTACATTTCATTTTTGTTTCCCCTCCTCCAGTATATCCACTCCCCCCCCCCCCCC